CGCATGAGGGCGGCACGGAGCGTGTGGGCAGGTGTCCGGCTTAAAGACCGAGATGTTCTTGGGATAGTAGGTCATGCGGTCGTCGGGGTGGTAGCTGCCCCATAGCGACACACAAGGCGTGTCGAAAGCGGCTGCCACATGGTTGACACTGCTGTCCGGTGCCACGACAAAGTCCGCCCCGCTTACGATGGGGAACAGCGAGCGGAACTGCTTGGTCGTGTTGAACAGGTCGATCACGCGGGGGTGATCCACCTTGAAATTGTTGGAGTTGTCCAGCCCGATGATCACGGCCTTGTGGTTAGGGAACGCTTCCAGTAACGCCAGCACCGCATCCTGTCCCATCTTGGGCGGGTAGGTGCGGGTCGGCCCGGAACTGGATACATGGTAGGCAAAGAAATCTCCCTTGATCGGCCACTTGCCCATCTCCATAAGCTCCTTGTGGTCTGGTTCGATCAGGTACAGGTGCGGACGCTTATACTTCGGATCTACATCTCCGGCGTTCATCCAGGTGTAGATGCGGTCGTAGCAGTTGCCCGGACCAGTACCCAGCTTGGTATTGCCAACCTGACCGGAGAACAGATCGTCGGTCGGCAGATGAGCGTCATAGCTATCCCAGGCTTCCAGCGTAGGCGGAAGCGGGAACAGCTTGGCTCCTAGACCGGCATAGAGCGGCAGGTTTCTGGCTGGTGCGTACACATCCACGCAACCGCCGGACTCGTTGACCAGGTAATGCACAAAGGCGGTCGTGATGATTGCATCCCCAATCGCTCCGGCTCGGTACACCGCCGTGGCTCCGCCGGTAGCGCGGCCTGGGTAGTACGGCTTGATCTTGTGCGGACAGGGTATGGAGTCGTCCCAGGTCGGCCCCGTCAGCTCGTCCGGCAACACATAGGTGTTGCGCGGGAACAGCATTGAGTCATCGACCTTGTGGATTGAGTTGGTTTGGTTGGTCCAGAGTTTCATGGGTTCATCCTTTCAGTTTTTCTAGCTTGTCTTGGGACAAGCCATAGCCGGTCCCGTGTCCGAGGTCAATCAAATTCTCTTCGCGCCGCAGTTGCTCCGATGTCGCGTACCCGACAAAGTCAACAGTAGCCCCGGTGACTATGGCAAGCACATAGATGTCTACATCATTGTTTGTCTTGGTTGTGCATAGCAGCCTGCCGTTTAAGTGCGTGGTCGCCTTGATATCATATCTCTTGCTGCCGATGATCCCGTCCGCACCCCCGCTCCTGGGAGACAGCCCAAGGTCGGGAAACACATTGTACTTCTTTGCAAACGCAAACTCCGCCATGACACCGACAACGTCAGCATCCGATCCATCTTGCGGCCCCTTCTTCGCATCCCTTACCCCGCAACCCCTGGCAATAAGCGACCTCATCCTTCCGACAAGGTTGCAAATCATAACCTCGGATGGCTCCAGGGTTACCGTCATTTCCTTCTGCTCGCCTTCTTTATCTCGACAAACATGGGGGTTCGTTCACCCACATACGCCCCGGCCACGTTGTAGTCGAAGTATTCATGCGCTTCGTCCACACTCATGCCATCCTTGTGCAGTATGGTTATGATTATGTTTTTGTCATAAACTGCCACTGCCGGTCCATTGAATGTTCTGCCCACGCCAAGGAATGCAGGGTCGAATCCATCGGCAAGCAAAATCCCTTCGTCGGGATAATTTTCCTCGATCCATTCACGCACATTCATTCCGCCCCCCAGTTATGCTCGCGAGCATAATCAATCGACGAGCGGTTGCACTTCCATGCACTGGCAATCTGGCGGGTGGTGTAGCCCTGCTCGTACTGGATACGCCACAACCCCCAGCGTTTCAGGACCATCTGCCTTGTCCTGTTCCCGCCGCCGCTTTTCATCTTTCCCTTCCTGATCTTTGGCTTGGCGATCTTCAGTGCCTCCGGCACCACGATCTCCCGCTCGTCACGAATCCCAGCCACGACCCGCGCTGCATCTGATTCGTTGGCCTTGGTCCGCTCAATCCGCCCGATACTGATTTCATGGCGCATCTGCTGTATGGTCTGGACTGCGGCGACAAGCCTCGCCTCCAGCACCTTGATGTTTGTCTCGGTCGTGCTGACCCGGTCAGCTAGTACCTGCGCTACTGCTTCCTGTGTGTTCATTCCTTATCTCCTTTGTGATGAGTGCCGCCGCGTCAACGTCCGCAATAACCTCGCGAACCTTGTGCGCCTCGGCGTGGTTTATCTTGTCCCGGTGGCTGGCCAGACTCCGGCGCACCCGCGCAAGAATCTCGGTCAGCCAATCTATTCTTTCTTTTGTCATGCTGTCTCCTCTCCGACCACGCCGTCAAACGCCTGTTCTTCTGCGTGGAAGACCTGTGTTTGTACCTTCAGCCATGTCGGCTTGGCAACCCCATTCTTGCCTGTGAACGATGCCTCCGTGAATAAAACGTTGTTGCCCGGCACGCAGGCGATCCTTCCATTGGCAAGCTCAATGAAGTGATGCGACTTGGTTTGACTCGGCTCAAGGCTGTACCCATCCCCGTATGGTTCTGCGGTGAACATATAGGCTCCACGCATCCAGGTCTGCTTGCCAGCCAGCCACACTTGGCAATCCAGTTCGCGCAGATAGTCGTACTCGATAGTGGTAAAGTTCCAGCCGAAACAGTCCCACCGCTGTGCGTCTCCCAGGGTCCACGGCTCGCCTGTCCCGCTTGGGAACGCCAATGCGTGCAGCGGCAATCCCCTGTACAACGCACCGCACTTCAACATAACCGTGCAGCCCCAAGCCCGGTGCGGCACCGAGTATAGACCGAACCAGACAGCCTCTTCCCAGCCCTTCTCCTGGCCCTGCGAGCAAAGCTCGCGGTTGACCAAGACATACTGGTGGCGCGGAAGGTTCGCGGCGAATGTCACTTGCGATCCATCCACATTGCCATGAGCGCAATGCCCACAGCGAACATCAGCATCTCGGTCGGACCTACTTCCATGCTGGCCCCGTGATCCATGCGACCAAAGCCCAGCGCGTGCCGAACAAGGGTGCTTTGGCCTTGTGCTTGATCCATGTCGGAAAGAAGTTGGCCGATCCCTGGTGCTTTGATTTCTCCACTCCATGCCAATCTGCCTCGACGCACAGACCTCCTCCGACATAATCCTCCGGCCTGGACAAATTGATAACGCAAGTCAGCTTGCGGTCGCTGCCGTCAAACGTGTCATAGTGGGCAGCAAACTTCTGGAACGGGCGATACCTTAACACCTGAAGCTGCTGCATATCCATTATGTCGAAGCGATAGTGTTCCGTGTTGACCTGGTCCACCACTGCGGCCATGTAATTGTAAAGCCACTGGAAGTGAGGTGCCTTGGGTATCCAGCATGACGAGCAGGTCCGGGTGCGGCTGGCAACGTGGGTGCCGTCCTTCGACAACACCGGCGCGCGCTTCATCCCGATGACCTCCGCATCGCGGATAATCATCTCGCATTGCGAGCGGGTCAGGACTTGCGGTACCGTTACCGCCGTGAGGATCTTTTGCTTGAACGCTTTTTCGGTTTGCATTTGTTCTTCCTTTCAACGTATTCCTCCAGAAGCTTTTTGATGGCGTAACTTGCCAATTCCTCGCGATCATACTTGATCCTGTTAAATCCAATGGATGCCAGCTTGTCGGACGCAATGTCATCCATGTCGAATTTCATTTCGACCATCTTTATTTCACGCTCTCCGAGAAACTTTATTTGTCCCAGTTTGTCCATTGCGACCTTTCCTCCCTCGACTTGGCGATCAGCCACGAGAGAAAGCTACCGGCAAACACAAGTAAAGAGATTCCGCCGCCAACCAGGAAGGCAAACAGGATGGCGTGAAAGAACACCTCGCTAAAGAACTTCAGATAGTCCGTCATCTTTCCTCCTCTTAAGCATTTTGTTCAGGGTGGATTGGTCGATGTTCGCCCCGCCCATCCTGCACCAGAAGAGTACGGTGCCGTCTTTGAAATCGTCAAGCAGGTTCTTGATGTTATCTTCCTCGCGGTAACAGCAACAGTCCTTCAGGCCAGGACGCTTGTTCGCCGGGGTCAGTTCGTCCCCGACCAATACCTTGCGGCGTTGCAATAGGCGCAGGTCGTAGATCGCCCGGATGGCAATCTCGCTGGCAAGGAGTTTGACCCGCTCCTCCTGACTTAAACGGTTCGCTTCAGCTTTGACCATTTCTTCCTCTTTC